TCTATAATCAATAAACTTTGCATTAAAGAATAACATTTTAGAATTGTATCCTAACATTTCGTGGTTACCATGTTTTCTTAACTTGATACACATATCAGCATGTTCTTTGTTGTCTGTTAATATAACTCCACCACCAGCAATACCACCAATAGTTTTGTTTGCATTGAAACTTATAGTACTAAAATCTCCTAGTGTACCTGCTTTAGTGCCGTTAAGACTAGACCCTATGGCCTGAGCTGCGTCTTCTACAAAATATATATTTTTCTCTTTACAGAATTTTAATATCTCTGTTATATCTGACATACTACCAAATAAATGTGGATAGACAATTGCTTTTACTTTGTCTGAATACATACGTTTGATACTGTCAAGTGTAATATGGAAAGAGTATGGGTCTATATCACAAAATACTGGTGTTGCACCTACCATAGATATACAAGACGCTGTTGATATCCAAGAGAAGTTGGTTGTTAATACTTCATCGCCTGGTTTTATACCTAAACATTTTAGAGAAAACATTAAAGCGTCTGTACCGTTTTGACATGCAACGGCATATTTTCTTGGTATTATATTTGTGATTGTTTTTTCCAGAAACTCTATGTTTTGTTCCTGATTTTCTTTCATACATTCATCAAAGAGTTTTAGATAATTCTCTTTGTCATGTTTGTATTCAAATTTCCATGCGTCCATTATTTAATCTCCTTCACTTTTTCAACTCCTTTTTCATAATAAGTCTCTACCTTTATCTTATCATTTTTAGCCCTTACTTGGCAATGGTGTAAGCAAGTTTGGTTAATATTATTTAGGTTGTCTCCTATATCTCTAGCCTGGACTAGATCATCTTCAAATTTCTTCCATTCCTTCGTGTCAAGTATCTCATTTATACTTTTATAATCTGTAAGTTTACTAACAGAGTAAATCTCTTTAAATAGTTCACTCTTTGTAGTCTTCGGGTGATCACACCAACAACAAGGTAATAAGTGACCTCTATTATCAATTGCCAAAGGCATTTGTTGAGAGTCTTTATTATCTGGATCAAGTAAACATTTAGGGTTTATTTTCATCTAGATACCTTTCTACTTCACTAGCTTCAACGTGTATATCATCTGGTCCGTTTACGTCTGGTCCAACCAAATTATAATCCCATTCTAAATCAAAAGCCCATTTTTTTTCATAACACCAAAAACATCTATGACATTCTTTTGTGCATAGATTGGTAGTCCAAGCATTACCAACACAAGACCTCGTAAGTGGAAATAAAGTGTCCATTAAGTTTTCTACTCTGAATATATCCGCTACAAATTTTTTATCAACATTAATAAAAGGTCTATGATTAAGATGTCCATATTGAGTAGAAAGAGTATCTGTATTTCTTCTTACTTCGGCATTTTCTTTCATTAAAGGATATTGTTCTTGTACACTCATTGGTGGATTTTTAGTCATTCCTTGAAAAAAAACAGAATTTGGATTTTCTTTTAATAATCTATCTTTTACAATATCTAATTGTACAGTTTTTGATACAGCGCCAGCGTTTAATTGTAAATCAGGAGAAGTGTAATTTAAACTTTCATCATATTTACCTTTTACTAAATCTCTAATATTAATATTAGGAAATTTACTTCTCATAAACTCTACAATTTTTCCAGCTGCTTGTATGTCATATGGATTGTAAGCTTCTTCACAACAATATGGTATAATTTCTACGTTAGGAGCGTGTTTACATATTAAATAAAAAAGAGCTGCTGAATCTGTACCACCAGATAAAGCTAGTACAATTTGTCCTTTGTATGGAACCCAAAAACTTATTTCTTTGTTATTATACTTTATTTTCATATACTTTATTTTTTGATTTCATTGCGTTAGTAGGTTTAAATGGATCATCGTCTGTTAACCATCTTGATGATTCTACCACTATAAAATTTATTCCATTATCAGTTGCCATTTTTTTACAAGTTTCAATATCATTTTCATTATATTTAAATCTGATACATTGCCATACAGGTGTACTTAATAAATGTTTAGTCGCCTCTTTCATTATCTCAAACATCTTTTCACCGTCTTGGTTCTTCCTATATTTATGACTGTCTTTAGGAAGACCATCACAGGCAAATATCCAAACTGCTTTTGGATTTGCTTTCCAAGATTTAATATACCACGAAATAGGTTTAGCTGTAGCCGCATTATGAACAAATACCTCTGGCACATCTTTTAATTGTCCCATTATCTCATTAAATTTAGGATGATGTACTGGATCCGATAACTGTCCACAAAAGGCAATATCTTTGAAATGTTTTGATATCATATCAATCTCAACAGCGCTTAGGTCACGTCCATGAGGTACCAATCCATGATTGGTAAATGATGTTTGTCTTTGACAGTTAGGACATTCAAGAGGACACCTGTGTGTCACATCTAAATTTAATCTATGATTGTTTTTAAATGACATTATTTTGTATCCTTCTTTAATTCTTTTCCGTTTCTATATGTGGTTTCTACTTTTATCTTATCTGCTTCTTCTCTTAACTTACAGTGATGAATACAGACACCATTGATCTTATTAAGATTATCTCCTACGTCTCTGGCTCTTACTAAATCATTTTCAAATTCTTTCCATTCTGGTTGATCCATTAATTGTTCAACTGTATCAAAGTTTTCAAGTTTACTTACGTCATATATTTTTTTAAACTTTTCACTATTAGTCACAACTCTTTCATCACACCAACAACAAGGTAACAAATAACCTCTATTGTTTATTGCTACAGGCATAGATATATAATTAGGATCATCTGGATTAGGAAGACAACGAGGTCTTAACTTAATATTCTTCATATAATCTCCTGTTAGGCAACTTATCTGCTAATGTTTGTTTATATTTACCTGTCGGTCTAAATGGATCAGGTTTTCCGTCTTTGTCTTTCCATCTGGAAGATTGTGTTAATAGAAAATCTATTCCATTGCTATTAGCCATATTCTTAGCTTCATCTATATCATTTTCATTATAATTAAATATTATAAACTGCCATATTGGTATTGTATTTAAATGTTTAACTGACTCTTTCATTATTCTAAACATTTTCTCCCCATCTTGGTTTTTTCTATACTTGTGGCTATCTTTTGGTAAACCGTCACACGCAAAAGTCCATAGAGCATTTGGATTTGCTTTCCATGATTTAACATACCACGCCATAGATTTTGCTGTAGAGGCATTGTGTACTAAAACTTCCGGTATTTCAAGTTCATATAATCTCTTTAATATTTCAGGAAATTTAGGGTGATGTATAGGATCAGATAACTGACCACAAAAAGTAAAAGACTTAAAGTGTATTGCTAGTTTTTCTATTTCTATCATAGTTAAATCACGGCCATGTGGTACTTTACCTTTAAATGTAAAAGCAGTTTGTCTTTGACAATTAGGACATTCTAAAGGACATCTATGAGAAGAGTCTACATTTATTGTTGTTCTAGTTTTAAAGTATGTCATTCATTGCCTTTATAATAACTTCTATATTTGGTTTATTAACAGGATCAGTAAGACAGTATGCCGGTCTTTTATAGTAAACTGGTCCTGCGTCTTTAATATTTTTATCTCTTGCATATATAAAATTCATTCCAAAGAAACGACACTCTTGCATTAATCTTGGTGCCGGATCAAATGTGTGTTTAGTATAAACGTAAGTATCAAACATACCTAATAAATTCTTTACAGGTACAAATACATGATTTAAATTATGGTCTATGTACTTGTCTTTGTATGCCAAGATACCATGATTTTGGTATTTGTGAATATGTTTTTTTAGTTCAATATAATAACTTTCGTTTGTACCTAAAAATAGATATTTAAACTTAACGTCTCTGATTATAGGTTTATATACACTGTAGTTAATAATCTTTTCAAATTGTCTACCTACACCTTTGGCATAAACTTCATGGTCGCATAAGTCCATTACTTTTTCTGGTTTAAAAAATTCTAGTGCTAAAGGATATTCTTTTGGATGGTTTTCTGAATATACTGATATAAGAGGTTTCTTAAATAACAAACGTAAAGTCAATTGTGTATCTTTATCATAATCTTTAATACTCTTATATGCCAGAGTTATCATACTTCTACCCATAATTAAATTTACATCAGCTTCTTCATAATCAAAATACACATGTTTAAAATGTATATACTTTTCTGTTAAGGCCTCTATGTAAGTTTCTTTTTTAAATTTGTAGTGAGGTATGATTATAAGTTTTGCATTGATACCTAAATCATTTAAATATTGTACTTGTTCAAAGCTATAATGCATTAAACCATCACCAGGTTTACTGGTCACTATTACATTCAATCTCATCATATTTTGATCTCCATCAATTTTTCCAATCTTCTCATGCTGGATATTTATATCTATTATAAATAGCTATATTAAGAATGGAGGCCAAATGACGATAAAAGAAAAACACAAAGAGTTAAAAAGACAAGTTAATGAAGCCGAAATGAAACGAAGAATTAGAAGAGGTCCAAAAAGTTGGTCGGATTTAAGAAGATTAAAGAAAGAAAAATTAGCGGCCAAGGATAAATTATTAAAGAGTAAAAAATGAACCTTTGGGATAACAAAATGAAAACTTATCAATACGATTTAGATAGAATAAAAAAAGAATTGGAAACTTTGCCGGAGTATGGTAAACAACTATACTTACAAGGTCACTCCAAAGATATGGATCCTATTGAGGGTGCTGGTAAAGGATACGCAATAGATAATGTTGAACACACATATAACGTACCTCTCTTTGATCTTCCCTATGTTAACGCCATTATGGACGAACATGGTTTATTAAGAACAAGATTAATGAAAATGAAACCTAAAGCTTGTTACCTATGGCATGCTGATCTAACAAAAAGATTACACATACCAATAGTTACACATGAGCATTGTTTCTTATTAGTAGATAATGACAGAATACATTTACCAGCCACAGGAGAGGCATACGTTGTAGATACAACACAATTTCATACAGCATTAAATTGTTCTAAAGATTGTATAAGAACACATATAGTAGGAGCAATTCCTGATTAAATTGTTTATCTATTTCTGGATAGTAGCGATACTTATAGCAATAGGTTTAGGTTATTATCACAATACTTTGATATGGTTATGACAAGATTTCCAACAGCAGACGAAAGATGGCCTAGATCAGGTGAAGTAATACCTGAAGAGCCTTTATATGACGCCGTTATTACATCATTACCAGGTATGGACAAAAGTAAACCGGCACCTGGTCCTTCTTTTCTAAAAGGTTATCTAGAACCATTAGGTTTTAAAATAAAAGTCGTTGACGGTCATATGTACGACACGTTAGATAATATAGAAAAAGAAATATCAAAATACAATTTTAAATGGTTAGGTATATCAGTATTTTCTTTTATGCAAAAAGAAGATGGTTTAAATCTAGGTAAAAGATTTGAAAATGTATTTTATGGTGGCTCAGGTGTTGATATTAAATGGCCAACTCCATATTACATAGTAGGAGAAGGAGAATATGCTTTACGTGAGTTCTTAAAAGGTAACTTTGATTATCCAGGTATCAACGGAAAACTACCAGTACAGATAGAGAACATAGAAGACTTACCACCACCAGATTATTCAGACGTAATACAACATCAAAAATATAGAAAGTTTGTAATATCAGGATCAAGAGGTTGCGTTAGAAACTGTACCTTTTGTGATGTTGCAAGTATATGGCCTAAATTCAGATGGAAGACAGGTAAGAAAATCGCCGATGAAATGCACCAAGTATCTGAACAAACAGGTACAAAGAAAATACACTTTTCAGATTCATTAATCAATGGCTCTATGAAACATTTTAGAGATTTATGTAGAGAGTTATCTAGCAGACCTAAAAAGATTAAATGGGAGGCACAGTTTATTGTAAGAGATCAAAAGACTTTCTCACAAGAAGACTTTGACAACTTGGCAAACTCTGGTTGCAATGGACTAGAAATGGGTATAGAAGCAGGTAACGAGGAAGTTAGAGACCATATGAGAAAGAAATTTAGTAATAATGATATAAGATATTTTGTGGAAAATCTCGGAAAGCGGAATATAACTATGAAGTTCTTACTGATTGTCGGTTATCCCACGGAAACGGAAAAAATGTTTGAAGATACTCTACAACTTTTGAGAGATTATAAAAAGTATTCACATTTAATAAGTGTATCTCACCACGTGATGATGACCTTTAAAAATACTCCATTAGATTTTGAACATAGAGAGTTATTTGATAATGAGTTCGGATTTAAATGGAAAAATGAAAACTCTGATTTTGATATACGATTTGAAAGATTTATAAAAGTATATGAATTGGGAGTTAAACTAGGTTACCAATTTCAAGAACACTGTTTAGAAAAAATAGAAAGATATAAATCTGATAAACTTAATGAAGATAGAAAGTCTATAGGATTTATTCACCCTAAAAAGAAAAATCAATTACACGTTCAAAGTTAAAAAGATTTATTAAATCCTAAAGTAAACTTTCTTCCTTCTTGACTAAACCCATGAGGTGATTCATAATTTTCATCTAGTACATTTAATATACTGATACCAAAATCTATACCATAATAATTATAACCAATATTAAAATCTAATAAATGAGTTTCTGGCATTGATATGGTTGACCAATTAGAGTTGTGTACATCTAAATGTTTATCTTTCCACTTATAGTTTGTAGTTAAAGACCAATTGTTTTTAAAGTCATAGTTATGCATTAAACCAAAACTCCAATTAGGTCTTCTTAATTGTATACTATCATTTTTCTTACTGTTTAAATGACTTGCAAAAACTTTAAAATCTTTTTCACCATAACTTAACTCTATACCATCTGTATTTAAATCGCCAATATCATTTTGAAATATGGTTGTTGAGAAATTGTTTTTAGTTAATGTTAGCTCTTGTGATTCTCCATATTCAATAGCAGTCCATGTTGTTTTATCTTTATAACTTGTTGATGTACTACCACTTATACTTAAACCATCTTCTAGTTCTTTAAAGAAACCTAATTTATATGTTTCGTGTTCTTCATCAAACCTATGATGATATGAAAATATATTATGTGAAAAATTAAAGAAGTATCCTAAATTATGATGTTGACTTGTTAATGATTCATTATGTTTGTAATCAAAACCAAATCCATATTTTTCTTTTTGATGTGTACCTCTTATAGTATAGTTTTCACTTTCATAATGAGAGTCGTCATAGTCTCTATCATATTCGTGTGTATGAAAAGTTAAACTGTTATTTAAATAATCAACACCAGTTTGAAAGGCAAAGAAAGTATTATCTGCCCATTTACCATCTTGTATAGAAACATTATGGCCATCTATATCAGTAAAAGTGTTTCTTGCAAACCAAGTTGTTCGCCAATGTACAAGATCATACCATTTACTTACATTAACACCTATTGTTTTATTATTTGTTCCATCTTTTTCGTCAGCACCTGATAAAGCAGAAACGTTTTGTGATTTATGCTCACCTGCTGAAACAGATATATCAAAGTCATTTAATCTAGTATAATAATTACCACTAATAGTTTTATCATTACCATTACCTGATAAACTTAATCTTTTATCATAATCTACCGTTGTTCTAAAATTAATTGCACCACCAACAGCGTCTGCTCCCCAATGAGCACCTTGTGACCCTTTGTATACATCTATTTGTACAACATTGAACATAAAGTCTTGACCAACATCATGGGCACCTGTAGGTGTAGAGTAATCATTGATTGGTATTCCATTTAATAATACTAATGTGTGATTAGAGTTTGTGCCTCTTAAAAATAAAGATGATTGTTGACCTGTAGAACCTGATTGAGTTATATCTAGGCCTTGAACATAATTTAATACTTTAGGTAAATCAATTAGATTATACTTTTCAATTTCAGATTTTTTAATTGTATGTGTAGGTGTTATCTTATCACCTAATGCGTTTGAATTGTTTATATTTGGATATATTGTAATACAAGGAATCTCATCATTCCAATTACAATCACTATCCTTGGAATAGGCAACATTAGCCCACACCAAGATTAACATAAGAATTAATCTTATCATTGAGTCTCCTTGCTCGTTATATGACCTAGGTGGCATTCGGAGTATAACCGTATCAAGTAATCTGAACGAATTCCACGTCACTTTCCCACTACGCTTTTAGGCCATTATTATATAGTATCACATTTAATCCAAAATGGCAACTTTCCGAATATAAATAGATGTATGGCAGGGATAGCAAACTTAACGATAGACCAAGGGTCTAATTTTACATACGATTTAGAAGTCACAAATTCTGACGGTACAGATTTTGATCTTACTGGTTATACAATGGTGGCTAAGATGGCACAAGGATATTCAACAACATATCCTAGAGTAGTGTTTTCTTGTGTTGCAAATAATCCAACAGATGGTATAGTGACTATAAGTTTAACTGCTGATCAAACAAAAGCATTAACAGCTGGACGTTGGGTGTTTGACGTTGTTGCTACTCATACCGATAGTTCGGTTACTCGTTTATTAGAGGGTATTGCTATTGTAACTCCGTCTGTAGTAAAAGCTTTTTAAGCGTTATATTCAAATACAGCTTTATTTTCACCTTTATTGACAAGTTGAAATTGGAATTTATTCATATATCCTGCTAAAGCATCCCACCTTAAACCTGTAATATCATCAAATATCCAAACTGTTTGATCTGCTTTTCTTTGATTAAAGAAAACGGCCTCTTTTAAAACACTTTTAGTATCGTGTGGACCGTCATAGTGTACAAGTTCATATTTTGATATCATATGTTTATGTTCTTCATAAACAGGATAACCATCGTGAAATCTATTAAAAAACTCTGAATCTTCAAAGTTAACTAAATGAAACTCTGGATAATCTTCAGCAAAGTTTATTAATGTTGTCTTTCTCATTAAGTTATCATAGTTAAACTTTCTTGCTAATACACTATCAGAAGCTGCATAATCAATATTACCATATGGGTCTATACCTAAATGATTTAATCTAACTTTAGGGTGGTAATGTCTGTATGCGTCTATAATTGTTTTACTACCTAATCCTAATCTAACGCCGAGTTCTACACTAGCACCAATAGGATGTTTTAATCTTTGTACTGCTTCGGCTAATGAAGTATACTCTACACTATCACCTGTAAATTTCTCTCCTTCATTTACTTCTAATGCATATTTTCCAGTTTCAGGATCAATACCTGGATAAACTCTCTTAACTGCTTTTGCAGTCTTATCAATAAATCTAGTATCTTTGGCACCTTTGCCTTCAACCTCTGTTTTATATTTTGCTGTATCGTGACCTAAATCATTTACACGATTAACACTTTCTTGTTGTCTGATTTCTTCAATATTACGATTTTTCATTATTTGACCTACTTCAAACGTACTGTTACCTGTGTGTTTACAACGTATTGTAGTATCAGCCCAAATTTTAAATCCTTTTCCTCTTGCTTTTCTACAGAAATCAACATCTTCGGATAATGTATTATTATGATCTAGTGCCGAATGGTAAGTATAATAAGGATAACCAACTGCCTTTAATACTTTACTTTTAATAAGAGCACAACCCATACCACAAGCTACTATCTCTACTAAAGGATGATCTTTAATTTTTTCCCATGGAATACGTCTAGAGCCACCATTTGGTATTTGTTCATAAACTTCCAATGAGTGAGTTCCTGGTATTCTTTGAATATAAAGACCTGAAACTATATCTTTATCATGTCCAAGCATTTTAGATAATGTATCTTTATCAAAAGATATATCACTGTCTACAGAAAACAAATAATCATAATGTTCTCCCCAATGTGCTATTAGATTTCTTATTTGGTCTATTTGATATCCATAAAAGAATTGAAACTCTACTTTAAATCCTTCTGGAATAATTAGATCATATATTGCTTTATATGTATCTGGTTCTATGTACTTGTTTGTTGGTATGGCTATTAATATTTTTTTCATTGGTTAATTATCCTATTTGCGTTTTTTGTTTGTACTTCACTGTTAATTTTATAATCATTAAGAGGATTTATATCATTATAATTATATACTATATCTGATACAACTTTTACTTTCTTTGGATCAGCTTGTTCTATAAGAGAATAAAATATAGAACCGTCTCCACCAGCTTTATACCATTCTCCACTTCCATCTTGGAAATTACTATCATCAAGACCATCTAAAAGTCCTGCTTTAAATGTTCTTAAATGTGTGTATGGCATATTCCAATTGAATTTGTATTTTCTGTATTCTTTCTTTTGTTTTATTTCCTCTGGATAGTTTTGTGCTATTAAAGGTATTCTATCTACCATTGAATAACATGACCCATAAGTAAATTCTGTAGTGCCATCATAGAGATTATTATAAAATTGAAATATCTCATTATCATTTATAAGAGAATCATCACCGTCTAAAAACATAACTATGTCATCTGGTTTACAATATTTTCTTATAGACTCTATTTGATTTCTAACAGCTCCTTTATTTTCATCATTTTTAATTACTGTTATTAAATCACTTCTAAAATTTTCCACAAAGGAACAGGCTTTCTCATATGTCTTATCTGTAGAGGCGTCATCAATTACAATCATATGGTAATTATCATAATCTTGTGTCGCAACTGATTTAATACATTGTTGTATGTATGCTTCAGAATTGTAAGTAGGAGATATTATAACTATTCTTTGTTCTTTTTTTCTAGGTAAATAACTATCTTCTATATTTGAAAATCTTCTACCAAATACTTTTTTAACTCTATGATTGATATGAGATACTTTTCTATATTCATCTATTGGTAAATATTCTCCTAATGTTCTATATAAATGTTGTTTCCATTGTAGTGCTACACTATCCCAACCAACGACACCTTTAATTTGATTACAAGCATATTGTTTTTGTTGGTGTAAATATCTATTATGATGAGCTGCTATTGTGGCTTGTACAAATTTTTCTACTTGTCTCTTTTTTGGAATAAATGGAAATAAGGAATTTGGTTCTATTGCATAGTCTATCATATAACAAGCTTCACTAACTGCTGTTTCTTCTAAAGCACCAAAACGTGTACCGATGATAGGTGTATTATATGCTATTGCCTCTAAAGATGATATACCAAATGTTTCAGGAAAGGCACCTGGAAATAATTTAAAACTTGCTCTTTCTAATATATCTGCTATTTCAGATTGTTTTATAACACCTGTAAATTCTATACCTAAATTTTTATTCTTTGGATCTTGGGACATTTTTGTCCATTCTTCTCCTTGAGCATCCATCTTTTTTCCTGGGAAGACATAAAATCCTCCAATACATATTAATTTAGCTTCAGGTATTCTTTTTTTAATTTCTGGCCATATATCGTTAACTAAAGGTGCCATACCTTTTGTGAAAGCTGCATTGAAGACATATAAGTAAGGGTCTTTTCTTCTTATATCAACTTCATCTTTATAGGTTACTATTCCATTTCTTGTTTGAAAAAATCTATGTTTTAATACTTCCATATTTCTTTTTTTACCATGATCACAATTCATTACGTAAGTTGAATGGAAATCTGATAAAGTAAATACTTCATCTATGTGACCTTGTACTAAAAGGTCTTCTAACACAAGATCGCCGTTTGCAAATGTATCGTGCATCCAAACTACTTTGTGTTTTGCGTTAGCTTTGATTGCTGAATATCTTTGAGGATTGTATTCTTGAAACTGTTTGTATAGATTAGGTGGTAGAAAAGGAATGATTGTTCTTAAAGAAATAACAATATCAAATTTAAAATCATGTTTATAATCTAAAATAGTATTATCTATATAACGTACACCATCATAGGTGCCTTCGGTTGCAAGAGAAGGATCACGATTACAGTTATTAAAGATAGTGACATTAAAACCTAGTTTAGTTAGTTCTTTGGCCATTAAAAGAGTCGCAGATTCGGATCCGCCAAGACCTCTTTTCTTCAAAGTGTCTCCATCATAAGGTAGACCAATTATGTCTAAAAATGCAATAGAAATCATTTATTTTATATCTTCAATTCACTACAGATTATTTATAAATATACTATAACAGATTAAGAAAAAAAAGTCAATGCTTGGACTTTAATATGAGGGAGAATAATATCGCATTATGCCAGTAATTAAGAATGCCGGAGTCCGTGTAGGTTTAGGTACCAGAGGATATACAGGATCGGCTGGTACTTCAGGATACACAGGTTCTAAAGGGGAACAAGGGGCTGCTGGATCACCAGGTGGTTATTCAGGCTCACAAGGTTTCACAGGATCAGTTGGTGCTCAAGGACCAGGTGGTGGTTATACAGGATCAGTTGGTGCTCAAGGTGTAGCAGGTTTCACTGGATCAGTAGGTGATCAAGGTACAGTAGGTTTTACTGGATCAGTAGGAACAGGATACACAGGATCAGCAGGTGCTGATGGATCAGACGGCTCAGTTGGTTTTACAGGATCAACAGGAGCAGGATACACAGGATCAAAAGGAGATAGTGGAGCTGCCGGTGCAGTTGGTTTTACAGGATCAAGAGGAGTTGCCGGTGCCGATGGATCAGATGGTGCTGATGGAGCTGCCGGTGCAATTGGATATTCAGGATCAAAAGGTGACGCAGGTACAGCCGGCGCCGTTGGTTTTACAGGATCAACTGGAGCAGGTTTTACAGGATCACGTGGTGAACAAGGACCAGGTGGTGGTTATGCAGGCTCACAAGGTGCAGTTGGATATGTTGGATCAAAAGGAGATTTAGGTTATACAGGATCAAAAGGTTCTGACGGAGCTGCAGGCGCTGATGGTGCCGATGGCGCTGTTGGTTTTACTGGTTCTACAGGAGCAGGATTTACAGGTTCAGTTGGTGCAGTTGGTTTTACAGGATCAGCAGGATCAGGTTCAGGTTCTCCATTAGTATTCACAACTTCAGGAGATTATAGAACACTTACAGGATATACAGATGGTGGTACAACTTCTACAATTAGAACAGCAGAATTTTCAGGTGATCTTTTAAGATTAACTTTAGCAACTTTTACTCCTTCATTTTCAGCTTCAGCAAATCCATCAAGTTCAAATAATTGGGACGTACCAGCAACAGGATTTTCTGTATCAGTAGATAACCCTAGTGACGTTACATCAGACTTTATAAGTTCAGTTTACTCTATCACTCAAACAAGTGGAAGTGTTAACGGTACTTTAACAAATTATTCAGCAGGAAGTAAATCACAAACACCAGCAGGTGGTGTAGATTGGAATCAAACTTTCACTGTTGACAATTCAAACTCATATATTAGACCAATATCAACTAGTCGTACTGGAGGTTCGGCTGGTGCAACAGTTAAATTTAATCATAATGACGGCAGTGAATCAGAATACACAGCTTCTGATACATCGTTCAGTGTAAACTGGTCAACAGCGTCAATGAGTTTATCTAAATCAAATGTTAGTGGTAAAACATTTTTAAAATCTTATGCTAGTACATCGTACTCAACTAACGTAAGTGGTATATCAAATTCAAGTAACACTTCACATGCTTTAACAGCAAGTGGTGGTACTTTGAGTACAAATTCAGGAAGCGGTTATGTGAGTGGGACATTTACATTTACATCACCTATACATAAAGACAATACAGGCGATACTCGTACAATCTCAAATACGTGTACGTTCACAAGACCTGTTGATGTAACAGGCACCTCATATACGACAGATCAGTCGTCAACAACAAGCAACGTATCTGCCTCATTTACATATCCGTCTTTCTGGATCTGGACAACAGGAGTTGGAACAACTCCAACTCTTACTGATATAATTGATGATTCTGAATCTACAGGTTTTGAATCAGCAGTAAATGAGTTGGCAAATCAAACAAGAACATTTTCAGTACAAGCAGTTAACAATACAGATTCCAACCCTAGAGCATTTTGGTTTTGTGTTAGAAATTCAGCGTCTCAACCTGGTACATTTAAAACAGGTGCAAGTGCAGGATTATTAAGTGATGTTGGTACAACAGATGGTGGAACAATTACACTAGTACCTGATTCACCATTATCAGGACAAACAGGAGAGAGTTACCATATGTATGGAATAACTTTACAACCGGGAACAACTTACGTGGAGATAGGAGCATAATATGGCTAGCAACTACGATGGTTTAACCCGAAACGTCTGGCCAGGTACATGGAGTACCGGCACTAACTCGCCTATCGTTTTAGATACGGAAGTTAGAGGTACACTTCAAAGTATTTCTGGTGACGCCAGCGATAGATTAACAGATATTCCAGGTGCAAGAATCCAGGAGGGTATGTTAGTATATGTTAAGAACACATATACTGCTGGTTCATATACAAGAACAGGTGACAAATATTATACTTACAAACTTCAAGGTAGTGAAGTAAGAAGTAATATTACAGGTGCAGTTCCTAATGCTGAGGCTAATTGGTCATTATTCAGTTCAGGTGGTGGAGCAGGTTATACTGGTTCAGCAGGTGCCATTGGTTTTACAGGATCAGTAGGTGCTATTGGTTATTCAGGATCAAAAGGCGATGTAGGATATTCAGGATCAAAAGGTGACCAAGGAGATAAAGGTTATACAGGATCAATTGGTGACGATGGTGCTATAGGTTATTCAGGATCAAAAGGAGATTTAGGTTATACAGGATCAAAAGGAGATAGTGGAGCTGCCGGTACAGTTGGTTTTACAGGATCAAAAGGAGATATTGGTAGTGTAGGTTTCACAGGATCAAAAGGTTCAGATGGTGGCGAAGGACCTATAGGTTATTCAGGATCAAAAGGAGATATTGGTAGTGTAGGTTTCACAGGATCAAAAGGTACAGCAGGTACAGCTGGCGCCGTTGGATATGTTGGATCAAAAGGAGATTTAGGATATACAGGATCAATTGGTTATTCAGGATCAAAAGGCGATCAAGGTATAATTGGTTATACAGGTTCGGAAGGAAATTTAGATGTAGCAGTTGCTTCAACACCTCCAGGTTCAGCAGGTATTGGTGACGTTTGGATTGATGACGCAACAGGTATTCAATACTTCTACATGAATGACGGCAATAGTAATCAATGGGTAGAATTAGCAAATAGTGGTATAGTAGGATTTACAGGCTCAACTGGTACAGTTGGTTTTACTGGTTCTGCTGGTTCAGGTGGAAGTTCTATAACTGCCGGCAATAGTTCAGTATCAGTAGCAGACACAGGTACAGATGGCGAAGTCACATTTAGAACGGAAGGAACGGATCGTTGGGATATTACAAACAGTGGACATTTATTACCTGTAGCACATGAAACATATGACATAGGTAGTGCTGATAGAAAAGTTAGACACTTATTCTTAAGCGATAACAGTTTAAAAATGGGAGCAAATGAAGTAAGTATCGGACTTACAAATGATAAACTAACAATAGCAGGCTCTCATATAACAACAAGTGAATACGAAACTAAAGATAACACAGGTGCTTTAGATATAACAAAACGTAATCACTTTATTACAGCAGGTATAAACTATACACTTGCAGACGGCACTTATATAGGACAAGAGTTATTGTTCTATAAATCAGGCATAACAACATCAACTTATAGTGACATTACTGTCGCTAATGCAAAAGTTGTTATAATTGGTACTGGTGCAACAGAATTAAGGACTTCACATAACTGGAGATTAGATACAACTGGTGGCGTTTTTGCCAATACTTTCTCTTGTATATGGGATGGTCAAGGGTGGTGCCTAAACGGTGGTACCATTGGCGCTTAATAAAATTGAAAAATACTAGAAAACAAAGTGTTTTGTAGTGTTTATATATTATAAATAGAAGCAGAAAACGTTAAAATTTTCTTGCAAGATTAAATTATGTAGGGATATTGAATTTTTTAATTAAAAAAAACAATAAATTAGGAGACAAATAAAATGGCAATAAACTTTCCATCGTCGCCCTCATTAAACGATCTATACACACTAGGCACACGTCAGTGGAAATGGAACGGTAATGGTTGGGCGCTACAGCCTCTTACAGCAGGTTTCACTGGATCAATCGGTTATACTGGTTCTAAAGGTGATATCGGGTATACAGGTTCTAAAGGTGCTACTGGTTTAGGCTTCAACATTGCGAAGACTTATACTAGTGTCGCTAACTTATCAGCAGATACATCACCAAGTGGCATAGCTACAGGTGAATTTGCTATCATTGAAAACGGCTCTCTAACAGACGCAGAAAACTCTAGATTATACCTATGGAACGGTTCAGCATACTCATTCGTATCTGACCTTTCTGGTACAATTGGTTTCACTGGTTCTAAAGGGGATGTTGGTTTCACTGGTTCAAAAGGTGATATTGGATTCACAGGATCAAAAGGAGACATTGGTTTCACTGGTTCTAAAGGGTTCACAGGTTCTAAAGGGGACATTGGTTACACTGGATCAAAAGGTGACATTGGTTACACTGGATCAAAAGGTTTCACAGGTTCTAAAGGGGACATTGGTTACACAGGATCAAAAGGTGACATTGGTTACACTGGATCTGAAGGTAATCTTGATATTACAACAGCTGCTTCACCGCCAACATCTGGCGTAGGAGAAGGAGACATTTGGGTAGACAACGCAACTGGCGTACAATACTTTTACTACAACGATGGTAATAGTGTACAGTGGGTTGAATTATCAAACCAAGGTGTTGTTGGATTTACAGGATCAAAAGGTGCTCAAGTTGACACAATTGATTCAAGTAATTTCAGTTCAGCGGTTACATTACTGATTAAAAACAGTGGTGGTACTACATTAAAAACAATCATAGGTAACGCTTCGTAAGAAGTAGAGCAATAAAAAGGAGAAAAATATAATGGCTACACGAAACCCTTTAGTATACAGTTCGGGTAATTTAGTGGAAATGACTTCAGCTCAGATAGACGCAGTTGTTGATAATATTGTTTATCAATATTCTCAATCGCCGTCTGTTACATTAACAGTTGTAGGATCAGGTGGATCACTTGGCGCTATATCTGATACAAGATTACAAGCAGGTTCTATTTCTAATAGTTCCTCTTCTTTTCCTGGTCAAGGTACTACGCAAGACCCACAAACGGTTACAACAAACTATGATAAAGTAACTCAATCAGTTGCTTCGGTTTCGCCGACATCTGATACAGGCACGACATGGCCAGTTTACTACACAAGTGGTGGTGAAGTCCAGGCAATGCCTATTGCTGACATTAAGGATACGTTCTTACATCCAGCAATTGATTTACTTACAGCAAGTACAACTACAACGCAACAAGGTGGTACATATTTTGTATCTTCTAATGCGTCTGAAAGTGGTGCTACTGAAGTTAGTGGTTCATCAACTCCGATCTTTGTAGACACACGTGCCAACACTGGCGCTTGGGCTGCTGGATCAATCGGTGACCATGCACAAGATAACCCAACTACGATTACTAGCTACTATCTACACAGAGTAGACGGCGCTACTTCATCATACGATAATCTATTAAATATAGACGGATCAAATCACTTACAACAAACTGGTGCTTCTTTTGATACTTTGTGTCAAGAGTGGATCAGACAGACTGCAAGTGCTTCAAGTGACGGATATACTATTAGATATAACTTTAATGGTTCTGGTACAACTAGAGGCTCAGGTATGGCTAACACTATACTTGATGGCACTAATTACCAAACTAGACAAGTTGGTGATGATTACAGAGCACAAGAGTTTCCAGCAGGTTCGGTAACGACAGCTGCAACTCACACTCTAAAGATTGTTAAAGCTTAATAATCACTAGTAATAAACAGGTAAAATTAAACCCCCGGCGCTTCGGCTTCGGGGGTTTTTTATTGGAAAATAGCTATCCTAAAGTCAGTATAAATATTATAAATATGTGGAAGAGAAACTTAAAAGGATAGAATTATAATATGCCAACGATAAATTTTCCGAGTGGTCCATCGCTCAATGATACCTACAATCTAGGTGTACGTACATGGAAATGGAATGGGGACGCATGGGCTTTACAACCATTAACAGGTGGTTTTACAGGTTCACAAGGTGCGATTGGTTATACTGGTTCAGCAGGACCAAATACTCTTGCAGACAGTGAAAGTATAGTACTTGGAACAGGTAGTGATTTTGAAATTCTCCACGATGGATCAAGTAGTGTTATTAAAGATGTACAAGGCAATCAAATTTATATGCAGAGTACAAACTTTAACCTTTCAAATAGTTCTGGTTTAAAACATATATACGCCAATGATAGTTATGGCGTGACATTGCATTATCAAGATTCAGCAAAACTAGAAACAACAAGTAATGGAGTATCAATTACTGGCGTTGCAAGTTTAACCAATACAACTTTAAGTGATTCATTATTAATCACAACAACAGAAGATTCAAGTACAGCTGGTCCTGTTATAACATTAAAAAGAAACAGCTCAAGTCCTGATGACGCAGATTATCTAGGACAAATAAAATTCAAAGGCGAA